CGGCCGATCTGTCTGTCGTGCCGAAGCGGATCAGCATTCACACGCCTTTCCGCCTATTCCCCCAGGTGCAAAGCCCGGATGGAACGGTTCAATATCTGCCCGATATCGTCACCTGGAATAATAACAAATTCATTCCCCTGGGCGTGGACGATTACAGCCGATATGGCGCGGGCTTTGTCCATGCCGATTGCGCCAGCATGGACAAGGTGGACGATCCGCCTGGGACGGCCAATGGGTAATAACACAAGCGATCAAGCCGGCTATCTGACGCCGACAGATGGCACGCCACCGCTGTATGGCGACGCGCTGATCGATCTGTTCGGGGACTTCCTTTCGGGCCTGACGGCTATCCCAAGGGACACAAACATTATTCCGGCATGGTCAGAGGAACCGCCGTCGATCCCGGCCGGCGATTGGGCGGCGATCGCGGTGACGGTTGCCGATGGAAATCCCTACGCGCAGAACGTCCACAATCCAGGGGACGGCACGATCGCCGGCTTTCAAGGAAGCGATACCGTCACGCGGCAAGAGGAATTGGCGCTGGAATGCAGTTTTTACGGGCCGAACGCTTATGCGAATATGGCGCTGTTCCGGGATGGAATGGGCGTGATGCAAAACCTGGACACGCTCCGGGCGGCCGGGATCGTGCTGATATCCTGTGGAAGCGCCCAGGCTGTTCCCAGCTTGGTCAAAGAGAAATGGTTGAATCGGATCGTTATAACGGCTAGGTTCCGGCGCGGGGTTAGCCGTACATATTCGATTCTGGATATTCTTTCGGCGGGCGGGACTGTCACGCTGGATAAAACCGGAACCGATGATATCGAAGTGATTTTTGATGCGGACAAACCGCAAACTTAAAGGGGCGATGCAATGAGTTCACAGGGTCTTTCACTTGGCCGGCTGATCAAAACATCACTGAGCCTTTCGCCCACCGCCGCGCAATCCGCGAATATCGATTCGCTTGTCGTGGCCGGCGACTCCAATGTGATCGACACTTTTGAACGTCTGCGGGAATATAGCGGCATCGATGCCGTTGCCGCGGACTTTGGCACCACGGCGCCGGAATATCTGGCGATGGTCCCTTACTTCAGACAGAACCCCCAGCCGACAAGCGGCTTCATCGCCCGCTGGGCCAAGGAAGCCACACAGGGCATCTTGCGCTGTGGCATCCTGACGCCCACCGAACAGCTTATCGCCACCTGGAATGCCATCACGGACGGCGAACTGCATATTTCCGTGGATGGAAGCGCACTGACGAACATCACCTGTGGCAGCTTTGCCGGCGCTGCGAATCTGAACGCGGTTGCTGCGATCATCCAGACGGCCATCCGCGCGGATTCCGGCGCTGTCGCCGCCTTTGCCGACGTCACTGTGGTTTGGACTGGATCGCAGTTCATTTTTGGTTCTGGCACCACGGGCGCAATGTCCGAAGTGGGCTATCTGACGGCCGGCACGGCCGCCGATATCAGTGTCATGCTACAGGGCACCGCAGCCACCGCACAGCGCATCGTGAATGGCATCGCGGCGGAAACCGCGCTGGCGTGCGCCGCCATTCTGGCGAACCTCAAGACGCCCTGGTATGGCCTGACATACGCCGCCGCAGCCTTCGACGGCCCGAACGGAACGTCTGTTCTGTCGGATGCCGATAATATCGCTGTCGCGGACTTCATCGAAGAATCCAGCACCACGAACCGGCCGCATTACTATTGCCTGACGCACAGCGATCCGGCCGCGCTTGTCGAACCGGACACGACTTCGATCGCCTATCTGTTGAACGAATTGGGCTTGCAGCGCACGCTCTATCAGTACAGCAGCCAGAATCCCTATGCTGCGAATAGCCTTGTCGGCCGCTTCATGGTTGTCGATTACACGGGGAATAACACCGTGATCAATGGCATGTATCAGCAGGAACCGACTGTGGCGCCGGAATTCCTGACGGACGCCCAGGCGAACGCGCTGGATGCCACGAACAACAATTATTTCGCCGCGTTCGACAATAACACGAACATCATCGTCAATGGCACGATGGCCGGCGACTTCTTTATCGATGAAGTGTTCGGCGGCGATGAGTTCGCAAGCCTCTTGCAGACGGCGGCTTACAATCGCCTGTATGGGGCCGGAACCAAAATCCCGCAGACGGATTCGGGCGATCATCAGATCGCAACCGCCCTTGAAGGCGGATGCGTGCAGATGGTCAACAATGGCTTTCTGGCGGCCGGCACATGGAATAGCCAGGGCTTCGGCCAGCTTGCCCAGGGTGATTTTCTGCCCAAAGGCTTCTACATTTACACGCCGCCGATCAGTTCGCAGAATGAAAGCGATCGCGCGGCGCGGAAGTCCGTTCCGTTCCAGGTTGCCGGCAAGCTGGCGGGCGCCATCAATACGGCCGATATCGGAATCACCGTCAATCGTTAAGGGGGCCTGCAATGCCGACATATAGCTTTCTGGATGTGAATGCATCCATCGACGGGCCGGGCGGTAATTTCCCGCTTGGCCAGGGCGCGGGCGTCGATAAGGAAGGCATCAAAATTGTCTTCGCAGACGACAAGAACAAACAGGATGTGGGCGCCGATGGCCAGCCCTTGAATTCGCTGCGCGCTGCACAGAATGGCACCGTGACTGTGAGCCTGCAAAAAACTTCGCTGGTGAATTATTTGCTGGCGAATATGTACAATACGCAAAAGCTGTCTTCTTCCGTATGGGGACAGAATGTGATTGTCGTTTCCAATCTGCAAAGCGGCGATCTGTATTCGTGCCAGCAATGCGCGTTCAAGAAATTCCCCGACAATATGTATTCGGAAGAAGCGACGGCGATCGCCTGGAACTTCGATGCCGGCATTATCGAACCGCTTTTGGGCAATGGATCGCCAGCCCTGCCCGGTAACTAATACGGCGGCGCGTTGCCGCTGTCCTGATTGGCGTCCCGGCTTTTGCTGTCGGGACGCCGAACCTGTTGAACCGCGCATAATTCCCAAAGAGGAAGAGGCGCCACCATTAAGGGAAGCCGCATGAAAATTATGAACGAATTTCCTGTCGGGGAAAATCAGTACAAGCCCCGCCAGATGCTACCGAAAACACAGCTTCACGTTGTCCGGCGCATGACGCCTTTCATCGTGGGAATGCTGGGACAGCTTCCGAAGGCTGCGATCACGGCGGCGCTATCAGAAGACAAAAAGACCGTCGATCTGGACAAGATAATTTCCACGATCGATCCGATGGCGATGATTACGCCGATCCTGGAAAACATGGCGACCATGCCCGATAAGGATGTGGATTTTATCATCGATACATGCATGGAACATTGCGATCGCGCGATCGGAAACGGCGCCGGATGGTCCGCCTTGAAGAAGCCCGGCCAGCCAATGCAGTTCATGGATATCGAACTGATTCCGATGCTGCAAATCACCTGGAACGTGATTCAGCAGAATGTCGGCAATTTTTTTCCCGTGCCGTCCCTGAATACGAACGAACCGCAGGCGACGGCGTAAAGGTCGATTGGGTCAAGTTACCCGATGATGAAGACTGGCTTATGCGGCCAGTTTTGCGCGGCCTGTGCAAATACGAAAGCCTTCTGGATGGGACGCTAGATTTATGCGATCTGGCGGTGATGAATGACGCATTAGATATTCAAGACGAAAACCAAAGGCGCTATGATGAAGCGCACAAGGGGGACGATCCGTGAGTATGAATCCAGACACGATCAAGGACTTCCTTGTTGGCCTGGGATTCAAGGTCGATACGAACGGCCTGAAAACATTCATGGGCACGCTGGAAGGCGTGACAAAAGCCGCGCTTGCTGTGGGCGTCGGCGTCACGGCCGCCGCTGTCGCCACGGTGAAAGCCGTCGAAATTGTTTCCGAACAATTTGAAGGGCTCTATTACGCATCCCAGCGCATCAAAGATGGCGTTGGAAATATCCAGTCTTTTGACTTCGCGATCGGCAATGCGGGCGGCACGGCCGAACAGGCGCTTGGATCGCTGGAAAATCTCGCATCCTTCATGCGGACAAATCCGGGCGGCGAACGCTTCATAAATTCGCTGGGCGCTGGCACGCGCGACGCTAACGGCGAAATGCTGAAAGGCGTCGCCATCATGGATAACATTCTGGCGCGGCTGAAACAGATGCCATATTACCGCGCGAAGGCTTATGCCGATGCTGTTGGGATCGATGAATCCACGATGCAGGCTTACAATCGCGGAATCAGGCCGGGCACCTATAACGATCTGTATAAGCAGGCCGGGCTTGATCCCGACAAGGTGGCCAAAGACTCAAAAGATTTTATGAACAATCTGCGCGAAATGGAAGCGGATGCCGGCGTGCTGGGCGCTGTATTCGCTGAACGTCTGGCGCCGGCCGCCTTGGCATTTATGAAAATTCTTGAAGGCGGAATCTGGATCATCGAAAAATTGGATCAGGTGACGGGCGGCCTGACTACAAATTTGATTGCTGTCGCATCCGCCCTGGGCATTGCATCGAAGGCGGCAAAATTTCTTGGCCTAGACCTGATGGGGCTTCTCGCAAAGGGTATGGCGCCGCTTGTGATGCGAATTGCTGTTCTAGTGGGCGAATGGCTTCCCGCCCTGGGCGATGCGATCATGGCTGTCGCCGCGATGATCGAAGCTGGCGGGATCATTGCCTTCGGATGGGTTGCGCTGATTCTGGCTGCGATCGTTTCCCTGATTTATGGGGCATACGAACTTTTTGAACATTGGGACGATGTGGCCGCTTTCTTCGGCCGCATTTGGGAAGATATCTGCGACGCCTTCACTGATGCCGCCGAATGGATTCTGAAACAGCTTGGCCTTATGGGGCCGGGCACACTCACAAATGCCTGGGCCGGGATAACCGGCTTTTTTGAAGGCATCTGGAACAGCCTGGAAAACACGTTCAAGGCCGGCTGGGACCGAATCAAGCCCTATGTCGAGGCAATGGCGAAGCTGGTCAAGAAGGATTGGGCTGGCGCCCTGGGGGCGGTCGCGGGCGGCGTGATCGGCTTTGCCGTGGGCGGCGTCCCTGGGGCCATTGTTGGCGCTGGCGTGGGCTATGGGCTGGGCCATGAAGCCAATAGCCCGGAAGGCCGGAAGGCCATTTCTGAGGGCCTTGGGGCGCTTGGGAAGGGCGATTACGCCAAAGCTGGCGCACAGGCTATGGCCTTCTTCAAACAGGCCGGGTGGACGGCGGCCCAGGCGGCCGGGATTGTGGCGAACATCGGCCGTGAAAGCGGGTTCCGTTCCGGCGCCGTGGGCGATGGTGGCGCGGCGTTCGGGATCGGGCAATGGCACAAAGACCGGCAACAGGCATTTGCGGCCTGGGCGGGACACGATATCCATCAATCGAACTTGCAGGAACAGCTAGGCTTCATCAATTACGAACTGACAAAGGGAAGCGAAAAGATGGCGGGCGGGATTCTGCGCGCCACGAAAGACGCCTTTTCGGCCGGCGCTGTCGTGTCGATGCGCTACGAACGCCCAGCCGATCGCGCCGGGGAAGCGAACAAGCGCGGCGGCATGGCGGAAGCCTATCTGGACAGCGACACACGCCGGGACCATCCGCCCGAAAATTATTTCGCAAAAGCCCATCTGGCGCCCGCCAGCACCACAAAGACGATAAAGATCGATCACAAGTCCCAGGCGGATATCCATGTTCACGGATCGACAACGCCGGAACAGACTGGCAAGGCGGTTGCTGGCCAGCAACAGCGCGTGAATGGTGACGCGGTTCGGAATCTGAAAGGCGCCCTTACGTGAGCGGCCCCGGCACCACAGATGGATCGACAGTCAATGCGCCCAGCGAAACCGTCACCGTAACAGCCGCCGCGATCAAGCCCGCGCGCCTGATCGGAACCATCATCGCAGATATCACCATTTCCGAAGACAATGCGGACACGGTGACGATCACAAAAAAGCCTGTCGAATATGGCGCGGCGATCACCGATCACGCCTATTCCGAACCGCCGACAATTTCGATTCTTGCGAAATGGTCTAACAGCAGCATTTATGCGAACGGTGATCCTGACTACTGCAAAAATATCTATCAAGACCTTTTGACGATGCAGGCCCAGCGCATCCCTTTCAAAATCTATACGCCGCAACGGCGTATGCAAAATATGCTTATCTTGACGATCGCAAAGCACACGGACGAAAAAACCGAAAACGCCCTGGAATGCACGCTGGGCTGTTCAAACATCAATCTTGTTACCGTGTCGATCAGCGCCCTAAAATCGAACAGTTCGCAGGCTAATCCCGCAAAAACTGGAACGATGCTTTCAGGTGGCACGCGCCAGACGATACCGGCGCCAAGCTATAATAGCACGGGCGGCGCATCAAACATTCCATTTGCTAGCAACCTTTAATCAGGAAAGATGTAGCGATGGCAGGAACGCCTGTTGAAATCCCACTGACGCCATCGCAGAATCAAAGGTTCACGATTCAGCTTGGGACTTTGGATTACGTTTTAACCTTTATCTATAACGATCAGCTTGACGGCGGATGGTACATGGATATCGGGGATGCGCTGAACAATCCGCTGTCGCTAGGGATTCCGCTTATCACGGGCGCCGATCTTCTGGCACAGTACGCGGCCGATGTGGGAATTCCTGGACAGATGGAAGTCCAGACGGACCATGATCTTTATGCGGTCCCGACATTCGATAACCTGGGCGTGAACAGTCACTTATATTTTATTCCAAATGCCGATTGATCTTTCAAACTATCAGTATCTTCGCAAGTACAGCCTAACGGCAACTTCCAATTCGGAAATTGTCGATCTGTCAAATTTGCAGATCACATTTAAGATCAAACAGGGCGATGTTCAGACGCCTAATTATGCGATCATCCGCGTGTACAATCCAAGCGATGATACGGCGAGAAAAATTCAAAAGGAATTTTCACAGGTTGTTTTGCAAGCGGGTTATATCAGCGCGCAATATGGCCAGTGTTTTGTAGGCACGATCAAACAGGTAAAGCGCGGACGCGAAAGCGCCGTCGATACCTATATCGATATTCTGGCGGCCGATGGCGATGAACCGTATAATTTTGGAGTCGTGAATGTATCGATGGCGGCCGGATCGACGGCAACGGATCAGGTGAACGCGATAGCGCAAGCGATGGGGATTCAGGTGGGCTATGTGTCCCCGCTGTCCACAACAAAACTTCCGCGCGGAAAGGTATTGCACGGCATGGGCCGCGATATCCTTCGGCGCATCGCTGCATCAAATAAATGCGCGTTCAGCATTCAGAATGGCAAACTGCAAATGCTGGCGCTGGGAAGCTATTTGCCGGCGCCGGCCGTCCCGATCAATGTCCTAACTGGCATGATCGGAATGCCGACACAGACGGAAGATGGAATTCATGTTTCCTGCCTTCTGAACCCGAACCTTGGAGTCGGAAACCTGATTCAGATCAATAACAAGGATGTGCAGCTTGCCTTGCAGGCGCCGGGATATAACGCGCTTGTGGCTTTTTCACAGCTTCCATCGCTGTCCGATGATGGCGTTTATCGAATTTATGTGAATGAGTATGACGGCAATTCGCGCGGCGAAGAATGGGATCAGAATATGACATGCCTTAGCCCTACAGGCCCGATCCCGGCCGCGCTGATCCCGAAAATTCAGGGGCAGTAATGGACCCGCGCGAACGTCTGGATGATCCCGAAGAAGCCACGCGCACCGCCCAGGACGGGCATCAGGCGCGCATCTGGACTTCCATGCCCGGCATCATTCAATCTTATAACGCGGATGAAAATACGGCTGTCGTTCAGCCCGTGATCGAGGCGACGCAAGAACTTTCAGACGGCACATTCAAACAGCTTGTTTTGCCTCTTTGTCAGGATGTACCTGTGGAATTTCCGGGCGGCGGCGGATGCACGCTGACACTTCCGCTGGCGGCCGGCGATGAATGCATTTTAGATTTTCAATGCCGCCCGATCGATGCGTGGTGGCAGAATGGCGATGTACAGCCGCAAATTGAACAGCGGATGCACGATCTATCGGACGCCACATGCCGTCCAGGGGTGCGATCGAAGCCGCGCACACTGACGAACATCAGCACCACAAAGGCCCAGCTTCGGAACGATGCTGGCGATACCTATGTCGAACTGGACCCATCCGGAAAAGCGGTAAACATTGTTGCACCGGGCGGATTCACGGTTAGCTGTTAGGAATAGGCATGACAAACCCACTTGAATCTCTTGTCCTCAATCGCTTGTCGCTCAAAGCAGTTGGAAATCTTGCGGCCGGCACGGGCGGCATCACGGCGACGATCACTTCTCCGACTGGACAGGTGGTGAATATTGTTAATGGCGTGGTGACAAATGTTTCAGGAAATGGCGTCGGCGCATCTGGCCCAATCAATCTCGATTATTTCGCAAACCTGACGGCGCAAATTGACGGAGCCCTCGGTTGCCAACAATTGCAAGGGATAGTGGACGATGCTTTCTCGGCTCT